CAATGAAAAAAAACTTTAAAATTATTTGCTAGTTAAAAAAATATGTTTATCTTTGTACTATAATTATAAACAATGAAAGTAACATACACCAATCAAAAGTTCGACCCGACACTAGACGAGAACGAAGTAGAAACTATCTTCGAGCTTAAGCAATATGTAAACAGCTGTCACAGAGGTAGTTATATGATAGATGAGTATACTGGTCACTTCGGATACAACTGGCTTATAGAGCAGTCAGGAATAGAAGATGAGTTAGTACAGCACATTGACTACTTTATCTTAGGTGGTGGCAAAGTAGACTACAAACTAACTGAGCAAGGAGAGTACCTTCAAAATGAGTTAGAGACTGAGATGTACGGAGAACCTTTCAATCCTTTTAGAGACTTATGAGAAACTATATCCACATCCATACTACATACGATGACTATCTTGTTTTAAAGATAGGTAACAGAGTTAGAATCTTTCCTATGTGGAAGCTAAGAAATAAATTAAACCCTATGAGACTAGTTAACAGAGCACTTGTATCTTTAAACCTTAAGCCAGAGAGCGTAGTTAACCTACGTACTGGGATTACTGTTAAACACTACAAAAACGGTAAGATAGATGTACAGTCATAACTTGATACTCAAGGCTCGCAGCTGGGCTCTAAATGGCTCTCATCTTAGAGTCTTTCCTCAGCTAACTACTAACACCTACTCCTACAAGAGTACTGGAGACAATGGTAAGCCAAAGACTAAGACGTTAAACTACGTTAACTTAGTTATTGAAACTGGTAACGCAAGACACGTTGGAACTCAGGAGTACAAACAAGATACCGAGATGACTGACGGTATAAACAAGATATATGTACACTACTATCTAAAAGCTCATCCGAATGAAAACTCTTAAGAAAAAAATACAATTTACTGACAAATTAGCTTATATGGGTACTGGGATTCTATTAGTAGCTCCGTATCTAGTAAGTTATCAAATAGGTTTCATTTTGCTAGCCTTAGGGATTGCTATGTTGACCCCTCAAGTTTACAAGGCTAAGCAGTGGAATCTAGTTTTACTAAATATATCCAGCGTAATAGGATATACTCTGCAAATATTCAACGTAATATGAGCAGGAAGGAAGGCACAGCAGTTTGGCTGTTTGTAGTCATCTATATAGCCATTAGGGCACTAACTTTATCTTAATATATGAGAGAGTTACAGACAATGCTTAATAAACTCACTAGTCACAATGCTCCAGAGACAGAAGCGTCTCTTAGGTATAGACGTGATGCAATTCTAGAGCGTATCAATCAGATAACAGCTACTAGAGCAGAGTTAAAAAAGCAACTTACTAGAATAGACAGAGTTTTACGATGAGAGAAGATGTTTTTGATATGAGAGACGTAGTCAGCAATAGACTATTCTCTACTAGATACTACAAGCTACCGCCTGACAAGAGGGAGCTGGTAATTCTAGAGATGAAGGAGCACCTTCTTTATTTAGAATGAGTCTAAATTAGAAAAAAGTCATCAATTATTTTGGTGGCTTTTCTTTTTTGTGTATATTTGTACTATCAAAATGAAACAAATGACAGTAACGAATCACACTAACGAGAGAATAGAGCAGAGACTAGAAGCTCTTACAAGCGTAGATGTTAAAGTAGAGTCTACTACAGCTAACTACACTAAGGTGGGTACTATAGCAATCTCTGACAGCTTTAAGGAGCAAGTTAAGACTAAGCTAGAGGCTATCTCAGCTCTTAAGACACGTCCCAACAAGTCTTACGCTTTTATGTTAGGCCAGCTTCAAATGAGCTTGACTAAGTTTGATAGCGAGGCCGATAAGCAGTCTGCTAAAGGTAAGCAGTTAGTTGCTTCTGTACACAACAGCAGAGGGGAGTCTCAAGGTACTATGTACTATGCTATTGTTAGAGACGGAGTTATTACTACCACTTGCTTAGTTAAACCTTACACCTCTGTAGGGAATGGCTTAGCTGACAAGTTGAGAGTTGACGCTGTAATTAAGAACATAAATAAATTTAGAGGATAATGAGTAGAATTAAATTAACTATAGGTATTTTATTTGTATTAGGGTGGGCTTGTTCGGTCAATGCTCAAGGATGGGATGGTACGCACATATATTTTCCTCAATATACCAAACACTTTAAACCTAGTCACCTATACGCTAGTGAGCAATTCGGTTCTGAGGGAGGCTCTAAAGGCTTCTTACTTACTAGAAGTGGTAACGGTGCTCACTTTACTCTTGGATTTATGCAGAATAGTTACGGAGAATTTAGTCACTATTTGACAGCTGGATTCAATCTTAAGGAGACTAAAAAGAGTCAACTGTCTCTGCACTTTGGTTTTGCAGATAACTATTACAAAGTCTACTGGGATAGAAAAACCTCCGACCTACTCTATAAGTATTTGCCTAGACAAATGGCTGACAACTCTATAGTCCCGATTATGACAGCTGTATATAAGTTTAAAATAACTAAAAGAATAGGTGTGCACACAAACATCAGCCCATTCTTTGTCAATACTGGTATATTTGTACAGATTTAAGACTTCTGTCCAGCGTAAGTAGTTAATATGGTTACTTTAGTTGGCATTATAGTTCCTCTAGTATTTCAACGAATAATCCTCCTACTGACGTATCTGTAGCGTTGTTAGCTAATGTTACGTTATCTAAGTGTCCAGTAGTAGGGTCCAGTATAACGAAGTAGTCAGTGCTCCCAGTAGTGTTTTGGACAGTCTGAGTCTCGAACATATCAGTGTCAGCTTCTGTGATTAACACTAGCTCTAGCTTAGTCTCTCCAGTCAGATAGTTAGTCTCTATAGACTCTATAAGGTGAGTGTTGTTGTGTATAATGAGCTTGTCGTTAGGCTCGATATCCTTAACCAGTCTCAAAGGCAGGAAAGCTGTATAAGACGCTCTACGCTTATTCTCGTCAAACGTGAGTGCTATTGTGTTTCTCCATAGTAAGTTATATATACCTAAGTCTTGGTAATTGTCATCACCAGTCTCATTTAGCTCAGAGCCAAAGTAGTTTCCTATTATTCCGTTAGTTGGACTCACTATGTTTTGAGTGTAAGTAAGTTGAGGCATCCAGAATGTACTTTTGCTAGAGACACTAGCTCCACTATCGTAAGCTACAGAAGTTCCGCTAGTACGTCTTTTTAGGTATGTGAATATGGGTTTACATATCTGCTCAGTTCCGTCTTTGTCAGTTAGGAGCATAATGTTAAGACCTGAAAATAAAGCGTCCTTTAAGTCGGTCAGCTGTTCTACAGGCATTATGTGAGACTTTAAGTCTACTGTGTAGATACTTCCGTCTATCACGTTACCGTCAGACTCAGGGAGGTACTTAAGCTCTCCGAACTTCCTAGCGTTAACCTTAGAGAATGCGTGCTCTAAGATAGTTTTCTTCTCAGCTCCAGTAAACTTAACACCTGAGTAGTAGTTGGGTCTATTTATGTTATAGCTAGAGATATCTACATACTCTGAGATGTTGTACTCACTCCCTTGATTGATGTAGTGGTCGTAGTGGTATGTGTTGATGGTCAAGTCATCCTCAACCTGAGCTACTATATTGAACCTCTTGAACATATCAGCTAAGAAGTCAGAAACCTTCATCTCTGGTAAGTTTGAGGATACATTATACGCTCCAGTTCCACCAGAGACAGCGGACACAGAGCCACTCATATCATAGTCTACACTGAATCCAGTCGTTATGTTACCTTTTTTCCAGTTAAACGCTATGCTAAAACTAGCTGTCTGCGAAGTTTCTATTTCAAAAGTAAACAAATCCCCCAAATCTAAGCCTGTATATAAGTATGAGCCAGAAGATGAAGCTGTCTGCACCGTAGAGCCGTTTTTCTTTACGTGAAAGTCAAAGCTTGTAGAGGTTGTAGATATAGTGTAGCTTAACTCTCCGTAAACTCCGAATCTAGCATTAAACCCTACCTCAACACTAGAGCCTGAGTTTAAAACGAAGTCAGTGGATGGGGGAACTGTCGAATCCCAGCTTAAGTTGGATACGTTATAGTTAGTTGAACTAACACCTCCTTCTATAGAGGTTTGGTCAGTCTTTTGTAAAACTAAATGCAAGTCCTCTACATAGTTAGCTCTCATAGCTCCCTCGATAGATATACCGTACTTAGACTCCATAGCGTCTAGAATCTCCTTAACCCTAAGAGCTCCTATCATATCATTGTCAACTAGACCGTAGTAACCTTGCTCTCTAGTGGTGGTAGAGTAGGCTATATTCTTAGTTTTAGTCAATCCCTCTGTTTGAGCGAAGTCATAGTCAGAAGTGTGAGCTATGTAGCGTCCATCCCTACATATTAATGGAAATTTAATACCGTCAGAAGCAACCTGACTAGAGAATAGGCTAGAGAAGTTAGGACTAGAGATGTCTAGTGAGCTGAAGTCTAGGTCAGTAAGCTCATCTTGACCTATAAGCTTGTTAAGCTCGGTTAATTTACCGTAAAATCGTATTTTATAGGCGTAAGGCTTACCGTCCTTGAACTGAGTACCTTCAACTGACACGTTACCACTCTTGAAGTCAACTCCATTCAGTTTTAACACTGCTGGAATCAAGACTCTAGCGTCTACAGCATCCGTATCGACCCTATAGACGTGTTTAAAGAGCTTATTGTTCTTTTTTGATGTCGGTATACTAAAAGTCTTAGAGAAGTCAGTAAAGAGCTTCTTAACGTCCTTAAATGACTTAACTGATTTCTTAATAGTGACACTCTCATCACTAAATTGGTCTACCTCGACCCCATTTATGTATATTTCAAGAGGGTACTTCATTATCTTATGTTATTAATGAGTGAATGTGACTCTTTTACTGATATTGTGAACTGAACTAAGCCGTTGTTGGCGTGAGTTTTCTTTTGTAAGCTGTTTGTAGTTACGTTTACTGGCTTAACAGTACCTTTATGCTCCATCCACACTTCCTCAGACACTATAAGCTGTCTAAATACCTCGGAATAGCTTTCGTGGAGGTAATCAGTGTTCAAAGTATGACGAACTGTCGCATTTTTATTGAAATCCCTGACAGAATGACTGCCATAATTGTTTGATAGGTTGTCATAGTCGAAGTTAATGCTATTGTAGCTACTTCCTTTACTAGTCGTAGACTCGGTATTTTTAGCTGAGAAGTCTATATGCTGTAGAGCTCCAAACTTATTTACAAAGACAAGTCTAGAGTTTTCGTATTTATTGCACGGAGCAGTCTCTATGTCTAAGTAGGCATTAGTTCCGTTATTAAACCCTAGAATGACCTCATCAACGTCTAATTCAGTTATATACTCCATAATCTCATCAGCACAGTCCTCGTCTATCACAGTTCCACCGTCTTGGATAACTCTAGCGTAGAATGTAGCTGCTGACTGTCCAGCACTAGATAGATACTGCACAACTTCTGTTGAGTTTGCCGTCTCAGTTACTGAGTCAATGTATTTTATCTCTCCATCCTTAAAGAATGTAGCTGAAGCGTCTCCATTAACTGGGATAGTCACTACAGTGTCGTCTGCTGTAGTTATTCTCTCGTTAGATATCAGTAACCTATCGTCCTTTAGGTTGTTAGCTGACTTACTCCAGTATTGTACAAAGTCCTCATCAATATAGCCATCTGTAGCTAAGTATTTGCCGCTTACACCAGTTCCAGCACCGTCTGCCATAGAGATATATACCCATACAGCCTCTGTAACGTAGTCTCCGTTGAATGATTGGTCTACATAGTCTCTAATAAGTTCAGATACCTCAAATGTAGCTTTCCCCGAGCTGTTGTGAGCTTTTGTTAGTGTATATTGTGCAGAAGCTGGCACTGAGCTAGAGTTACCGTTCCAAACGTATAGAGATACGGTAGCTGTAGAGCCACTTGTTGACTGAATAAAAAATGGTGAGCGTGAATAGATTAAACTCATTGTTTTTTCTTTAAATGTTTGACTATTTGATTACCTATATTGTGTGCTATATCTGTCGCTATAGCTTCGTGATATTGTTTGAGCATAGGTTGATATCTACGCATAAAGGGTTTACTGAAAAATAACGTTTTTGTTATACCTTTTTGATGTACTGACTTAGCTACAGCGTAAGGGTTTAACCCTCGCTTCTCAGCCCAGTTCTTAATAGCTTTGATAGGTAGAGCCTTCTTAGACTTACGAAAGTGTCCTTGTCTACCAAAAATAGAATTACCAGACTTAGCTTTGTGTCTACCGTCTACTGGGTCAGTACCCTTAACACCTTGGTCTTGATAGACTCCGTACTCATTGAGCTGGAAGTTAAGAGAAGGCATAGAAGAACCTCCTAAGAACTTACCAGAGACTGAGCGATTAAACTTCTTAGAGATATATCCCTTAATAGAGTTATGCAGAGCACCCTTAGCACCTTGTCTAGTAAGATTGCTCTTAGCCTGAGAAACTACATACTTTTTGTAGCTCTCTAGTACTTTCGTAGCTCTAGGGTATGTAGAAGTTATTTTTAGCACAAGTCTACGTTATTTTGAATAGTTACTGTAAGGTCTAAGCCAACGCCAGCTAGCTTATCTTCAAATCTGTCTGAAAAGAACTCTATCTCTGCATCTTCCTCAACTTGATAGCCTTGCTCATACAAGTTACCTCTCTTGAGCTCCTGAGTAGTCTTAGTAGCTGCTGCTAGCATACTATTAAGTCTATACATCTCAGAGTCGTTAAACTCAGCCTCATTGTCATCAGACACGTCTACGATATCTAAGAATAGAATAGACACCTCAATATCGCTTGTGGAGTCTCCTATAGTTCCAGTAGAGATACCTACGTGAGCTAGTGGATAGATGTCTTGCTTGAGTAATTCAACCTCGTCAATGTTACCGAATGTAACTGAGTTAATAAGCTTGTTATTAGTAAGCTCGTCTTTGATAGCGTTTGTTAAGTTTAGTAGTGACTTCATTATCTTCTGTTTCTTTTCATTATTCTGTTTTCCGTGTCTGACTTATCCTTTTCGAATGATAACCACGTCAGAGCATCATATATGTTTATTTTAGTACTTTTTCTAAAGTTTGTCGCATCTCCGTTGCTAAGCGAGTGTAGTGCTCCGAACCATCCCCACCTTTTGCTAAACTGTCCTTCAAGTGAGAGGTCAACGAGCCCTTCTCCTTCATCTTCTTGCTGAGCTTGTCCAAATAAATAGCTGAATGTACTAACAAGTGACTGCTTAAACGGTAAAAAAAAAGCGTTGCATTTACAAACTGACTAGCTGGTAGAGACTTCATTATCTGGTGGTCATCTTTAGAACCTCTGTAAGGCTCGATATTGTACATCTGACCTACTTTATTTGTAATGGGTCTAAATAGTACAGCAGCTGCTTTGTGCCATTCTGCTGGCTTAACTAGATATTCTTCTAGGTCGATATACTCTCCTAGAGTTAGTTCTTCTAAGTCAGGGATGAATCCGTAAGTAGTATCGTTAAACTCAAAGGTATAATCTAGCGGAGGCATCTCGTCCATAGCGTCAGTAATATCCTTCACTAATTCCTCAGCCTGAGCTTGTGGAATAGAGCGTACTTCATTCATAGGGATGTCTAAAAAGATGTTAAGAGTCTTGTGTCCTACAAACTCCTTATCGTCATCGTCAGCAATCATTGTGTACTTCTGATACTGCTCTAGCGTTATCCCAGCTCCATTAAGAGGTATTTTAGCTACCATTAAATAGTTTCTTTAAAAACAGTGGTGAGAGTATACTGTAACGAGAAAAGCCTCCGTTAAAGAGGCTCTATCTCAATCAAAACAAACAAATGAAAACTAATTTTATAGCCTCGTCTGACTTTCGTGACTTCCTAGAGGCAACCCAGCTATCCTATTCTACACTTTCGTGCTTTTTACTATCCTTGGGTCTCTTGTGGAGGATATCGGAGTCGAACCGATGACCTTCTGCGTGCAAGGCAGACGCTCTAGCCAGCTGAGCTAATCCCCCAAGATTGCTAAGTCTCACATTTACTACTCCCTCAGGTTTCACCCTTTGGCTTCAAATGCTTAGCTTGTATTTTAAAGAACTTATTTAATCCAATACTGCTGCGTATCCATTTTTCTCTACGACATTCAGTCCTGATGCTGAAAGTATCTCTATAATAGTGTCTACTTTCACACCGTTTTTTGGTAAAAAATAGCAGTTTATTCCTAAGGACTTAAACTCTCTAGCCTCGTAGTCTCCTACACTAACAGTCTTTAGACCAACTTTTTTGTATACAGCTTTCTTTAATCCAGCTTTGTTTAAAATCTTTGCTATTTCTTGAACTCTCATCTTTTGTTTCATTTTGATAGTACAAATATAAGGCAAATAATTGAACTACCAAACTTTTTACAAACTTTTTTTAAAAAAAATGCTTATTTATATTGATTCTAGATAACTATCCTATGAAGTACTTCCCTTTATTTGGGTTAGCCAACTGATAAGATACAGCGTATCTGATAGCGTCAATCTGGTGGTCAAATCCATTTTGTAGTGGAGTCTCAGCCTTTGTATCGCTCCATTGGTAGTTATTGAGCTCTTTTATCACGTTAGTGGAGTTAGGGTCTATAATAAGCTCATAGTCTTGTAAGAGTGCTATACCATAGTTAACAGAACCCTGACCTTTGATAGTAGGTGTGATATTACAGTGCCTCTTGAGCTCTGAGATAAGTCTAGGCTCAGCTGAGTCTCCTACTATTGTATCTCTACCAGCAACCTGACTGAATATAACTCCTAGCTGGCTTGTGTTCATATTGGGCTTATTGAGATGCTCTTTAATGTAGATGCGTTTGTTAGCTTTATCTATTGATGTAGCTACCAGTGTGGAGGGGTCAGTACTATAACCAAAGTCAGCTCCATATACGTCTATACCTTGAGACTGATATTGACCTATTCTCCAGTTAGTGAATATAACACCCTCAGCCTTCTCTCTCCATCCACCTAGTATAGTATGCTCATATTCGCTAGGTCTACGTTCCTTCATAAGCTCCATAGAGGCTAGAAAAGACTCTCCTAGGTGCTCTATATTGTCTATGTATGTAGTATGTATGTAAGTAGTGTCTCCTTCTGTTATATTAGCTCCTGAGTTAACTCCAGCCTCTTGAAAGAAACGCTTATATATCCAGTGCTCTTTTGTAGCTGGGTTCAATACTAGGATAACTCTGTTCTGTACATCCTTAGCACGTATGGAGTAGTCTATCTTAGTGAATAGCTCATTGTCTGGTATTTCTTCTGCTTCATCACATATCCACGTTGTAATGTTAGCTAACGACTTGAGAGCAGCTGTCTGATTCCCTGAGCCAGTCTTGAGTCCCTTGAAGT